ATATTTAGTCTTGAGTTGGGCAATGCCATTATCAATGGCCGATTGCTTCCAATTAAGCTTGTGCTTCTCGGCGTCGATGACCACCATCGAATGACGAACAGCACGCGCTAGTTCTTGATGGGTCGCACCATGGATTGTCATATCCGTGATGAGATTCGATACTTCACCCATTTGAATGGCTTTGGTTCTGGCCGTCATAACTTTCATACCCTCGTACGCTGGGTAAGACCGTTGCGGATCGAAACCTTTCAGCCCTTCGAGCGCAGGCGAAGTCTTGACCTGCCGCCTGTTATTGGGGATGACAAGAACTGTGTCACCATCGAAGTCGGCGCCAGACAAACGTTCTGCTACTTTTGCGTTGATGCCGACCGCATCTTTGGCATTGCCCAAAGCAGTACGTGCTTGAGGATGACGGTTGTTGACCGTCAGCTCTGGAATCTCAAACACACCGCCATGAGGGTAGCGAATGAGAACCACTCGCTCGCCATGCCTAAAGTTCGGCGCATAGATCTGATTTTCAGGAAGAGTGTTCATAGGAAGAATTACATTGGATCGCTGGCGAGGGAGCGCAGCAGCTTTCAAGCTTACCGAAGCCGAATCAGCACTATCGGCAAAACCTTCAAGCAACTTTTGGCGAACAGTGGGGTTTGTCAATGACATGATGTCGTCGAATTCACGTTGCTTTCGTTCAAACAACATGTCGAGTTGCAGCTTGGCCAAAGCAGGACTCTGTTTCGACAACATCTGTGAAGATAGATTCTTAGACCAACGATCCCAATCGCCTTCTTCGTTGACGATGTTCATGGCAGAATTGACCTTGCCCGTCTTGGGGTTGATCCTCTGCCGAACAACGGCGCCGAATGGGTTGTCGGGGTCGTCTTTTATTGCTTTCATCGCGTCGAGCTTGTTGCCCGTGTTCTTTTTATTCGTATTGAAAAGAAGATCTACACCTTGCGGAAGATCTTCTTTGTACATTGCCATGCCTTTGAGATAATGCGTTCCATCGACTGCAATCCGGACCTGAGCATATCGAGCACTGCCCAGGCTGATATCGTCGATATTAGGCCGAACGTGGATGACGCCGTCAGAATCCGCGCCTCCATCTTCCGCGTAACGTATTCCAATTCGCTTGCTGGAGATAGACAGCGGTGTTTGGATCCCGATGTACGATCGCCCACCGTCTTCGGAGAACGACTGAATCTGCTTGATATTAGCACGATTAGCAGACACCTCCGAATAGGGAACGTCAGGAGCAGTGAGCACCTTGACAGTGGTTTGCTTTCCAGTGCCGAGCTGCTTCACCTTCAGATAGTGGACTTTGTAGCCTTCTTCTTGAAGAACCGCCACAGCAGTGGCCAATTTGGTCTGACTGATGCCAAGTTGATTCTCGACACCAGTACCGATGTCGATGTACTTCTTGGCGGCGACCTGTCCTTTGAGCATGGTGCTGGTGCTCATAAGAATATCGGCTCTATCCTTGACACCGGGAGCCAGCAGAGATCGGACAGTGGCTTCAGGCTTTCCCATTCGTTCCGCAATGGCCACATTCGACATGCCCTTGTCGGCAAGTCGTTGAGCCGTATTGATGTCGTTCTGCCGCTCTTCGTTACGAGCAATCGATTTGGCTGCACGAAGTTGGGTTGTCGTAACCCCAATACCTTCAGCAATCTCAGTTTCGCTGAGACCCTGCTTCTGCAACTGGGCCACGTAGCCCAAGAAGCTCTTGTTGCTAGCTTTCTCGGGTCCGCCAGAGCCCCAAGGATATCTACCAGACCTACGGAGAATACCGTAGTGCTCGAGGTAGTCGTCCTCAGGAATGATCATCCGTAAGCCTCCATCCTGAGCTCCTCGATGCGGCGGTCAAATACAATGATCTTGTCCATGATACTCATGATCGTTAAAGGATCGCCATCATAGATTTGAACCTCATCGTTCTGATAAATTCGAAGTTCGATTTCAATGTCCATTGGCTTGAAACCATATTCGAGGCAGAACAATGCCGCATACACTTCGAGTTGCGTGACCTTGACTGGCGTAAGCCCCGTCTTAAGATCATGTATCCGAAGTTTGTTGTTTCTAAACGAGATAGCGTCAGCAGTGCCATAACAGTTATAGGAATAGAACAGCGTCTGTTCTGGCGTCATTCGAAAGCCGATAGCATCATTCACGTAGGCGTTCAGCGTTTGTGTAGTGTCTGGAAGCTTGACGCCTAACGTAATCGCTCGTTGAGCGAAGTCATGTAAATCGCTGCCGCGTTTGGCCGCGAAAGCCAAGGTGACTCTGACGTCCAGTTTGTCTTGGTCGTAGTTCACCCAATGGTAGGTGCTTGGACTCAGAAGCGCATGGGTCCCGTTAAGGTTCGAATGCTCTTTGAATCGCATCAAGCACCTCTGCTTCGTTCTCCGGATAGATGACGGACGCGAAGCCCAGCTCGTTCAGTCTTTCGAGATAATATTCCTGGTTGGGTCTGAACGGTTCGTCCTTGCTTCGTTTCACTTCAAGCGCGGCCCAACGACCTTGATGCAAGATCGTAAGATCAGGGATGCCCTGGATGTACTGTTCGTCATTCTTCAAAACGAAACAGCCAGGAAATCGCATACTGATACGAGCGATCAAGCCTGCTTGGTACGCGTTCTCTCTGTTAGCAGCCACAGCACCTCCTTAAAATTGAGAAGCAGTACAAGAGGCACATTCTACTCCATCTATTATAATCCATGTTTTTCCTGCGAGTTTTTACCTAGTCAGGATCGACCCACTCGAATCTCTGAAATAGTGGATAGACGTAGGTTTTGTTAATGATGGACTTGACGACGTCGTTGAAAAGTACTCCTTGCTCGAAGACGATACTCCAGACACTGTCGTACTCGACTCCTGTGTCGATATTTCGCACTCGATTAGGGTTCTCGAGGTTCATAGTGAACTGACGAGCATGCTTGTTCGCGAACCATCGAGGACGCCACGTCAGATTGTCTGCTTGGCAATTGGTGGCGTCACCGTCAAGATGGATAGGCGTCGGAGTGTTGTACCTGTGAGCTGGCAACGGCACGAACGCTTGAGCCACTAAAAGTGCAACGCCTCTTGTTACTTGGCGTTCATGACGCCACATCTTCACGAATGGATGGTTGGACTTCGAATGCCCCAACGCTAAGATGCTTGAGGTCCTATCATTCCGCACCCGTCCCATGTTGCTGACAGAGTATCCAGGGAAATCCAGCAAACGCAACCACTGTTCCACACGTCCTCCTCGTGCCTAGAAAAAACGGCTATAAACTTTCTCTATAGCGTTACATATTAACTACTAGGTAATATCTAGCCTCATATAAAGAGTTTATAGCGTTTTTTCTGAGGCAATCATGACAGGTAGCTACAAAACAGGCAATTCAGACATCTGAAAGTCACGTTTATTGACGAAAACCTCTCGAAGACGCCTGTCAATCCACGAATCTGACAGCGGAACATAGTAAATCAAGTCCGAGAACGACGTGTTGAGTCGATCGATTCGTCCGTACGCTTGCTCGGTCAGTTTGTACGACGGGTTCTGCGTGAAGAAGAATGTCGCATTTGTCGTGATGCAGTTCCAGGCTTCGGCTCCAGCCGTGAACTGAACCAAGTACAACCAACTGTCCGTTTCGGGTACTTCCTGGTGTTTGTGGCCATTCCATTCGCGAACCACGATGCCGCTGATCGTCCTCAAAATCTCCAATTCGTAGTCGAAATTGTAGAAAACTATGAGCCGGGGGTGAATTTTCATCTTCCGTTTAAGCGCCTCAAGACGGCTTGGATGGATCGCAACGCACCGACGCATCAGTCCGAACAGCTCTGCGGACGTTCTGATCGGACGCTCTTCCCAAGGATTCCAACGGTCCTTCTCGATGCGTTTCATCATATCTCGATCGTGCTCAACCGGGATCGCTATCGTTTTGCGAACGGTGTGGCGCTCGTACGGCATCTCGACAAGTATCTTCGATCTGAGAGAAATCAATCTTCCCTGATCCACGTATCGATCCACTGCCGGAAACTTCGTGTACGATTTGTAGATCACATGCCGTGCTTTGAACTCCGTCCGGTTCTTGTAGAAGCCATGGGCGATAAACACAGGGATGTAATCCAACCAAGTGTCTCCGGGAGTCGCTGAGAGCAAGATCCATCCATTCGACTTCGTTATCTTTAGGAAGCTCTTTACCCATCCGCCTCGCCCCACCAATCGCTGCTCATCAAAGATGAAGAACGCATTCTGGACGTCTTCATATTTGTGGATGTTGTTCCACGAATCAACCGTGAGAGCGCCTGCGACGGTTCCGTCTAAGCTCGTCCCGACGCCAAATCTGGAGAATTCCTGGTTCCAATCCAGGCTGTCCCTCTTCCTCGCCGTCGTGATCACGTAGACGTTCGAGTCGGCCCACTGCTTCATGTAGTACGCGCAAGCGACTCTCGATTTCCCCGATCCCACTCCACCCCACAGAATCGATCCGTTCTGCAGTTTCTGTAGAGCCTCCTTTTGGTGTGGTCTCAATGAAGGCAATGTCGTCTCCCATAGTCCCGCAACAAGGACACGCGCCTTGTGTTGTTCTGTTACCCCAGTAGATTGTTACATCACATCCGCCTTCGGGACAAAAGAAGACGAACGAAGGATTGATACGAATCGGCATCAGCTCTCCATGTTTCGAATTGTATATGTCGGGTTGAAAACTTTCCACGTAGACCGATTATCACACGCAGGGCATATTTCGCATGGTCCTACGAAAATATTGACACCACATCCTGCTTCCATGCAGCAATACGCGTCGAATGTGTCCGGAGTGGGATAAGAAATCTTGTATTCTTCCATGATTTTCCTCATTTTTATAGGACAAGTACAGGCGGCAGAGGTCCCCCCGAGGAAGGGACCTCTGCCTCTCAGTGCCCGATCAGTGAGCCACTCTCAGTAACTGATCGGGAGTCTGTACGGAGGACGCATGACACACCTCCTACATCATCACAGGAATTCCAACGTTCGAAGAATCGCGGGCGGAACAAGACCGGTCACCAAATCCACGTGCCTGTAGTACTTACGCTCGCGGGGATTGCAGGACAACCAGAAATCGATGAACTCGGTCTTGTCCACGCCGAAGTACGCGGCGAGTTCGGGGAAGTTGTTGCCCTCTTCGTTCACGATTCCTCATCTCTGCAGGGCTACTATTTATGGCGCCTCGTCCGAGGTGATGTCGTTGCCGGTGCTGTCGAACATGCGGATCTTGCCCTTGTTGTCCGTCTCGATACGACGTCCCTCGTTGTCACACGATCCACCGTGCTTGCACGGGTCCTTGTAGAAACCCGTCTGACTGTCCCAACTGATACAGTCACATTTCGAGCAGCATTTCTCGATGAAGATCTCGTCGTCCACGATTGCTACATCAAGCCCGCGCTGCTGATCGGCATGTCGCCGATCTTGCCCTCGTGCGTCAAGTCCGGGGGCAGCTGCATGAACCCCGTGATTGCGTGGTTCTTCGGGTCTTCCGCGGAGTGGCTGGGAGCGTCCGCCGACGCGAACGTGCTCCAGAACGGCTCGCTCGGGAACACGATCACCTCGTCGCTCAGGATCACGAGCCAGTCACCCAGCCCCAGCGTGCGCTCGATGACGAGCTTCTCGCCCTTGGCGTTCGTGCGCTCGAACGCGGCCGGCAGCCACTTGTGATTCGGGTGCGCCGTCTGGATCTCCACGCCGAATTCGATGGCCATGGCGCCGATGGTCTCGTTGTTGACCTGAATGGCCCACGTACGGAGTTCCTGCGGCACGTACACGATTTCGATCAGCGGAAGTCTGTCGAGGGCACGCGGGTTGATGTTGACTCTCTGCATGCGATCACGCTCCGGACTCTCGGGCCGCCAGGCCCTGGTAGTCGCTTCCGTACTCGGCGCCGACGTCCCTCAGCACCAGACCCGGCTCGTTGTTCGCCGCGATTTCGGCGCCCAGGTCCGTGAAACCGACGGGCTTCATGTTCGCCGCCACAGCCTCCTCGGCCAGCTTCAGCATCTCGTCGTCCGTCGGCACCACGTCGAACGAGGCCGCGAACTGTGCCGGCTTGTACACGCGGAACGACCCCTTGAGCTCGACCACGAAGCAGCCCAGCGCCGCGTCGTAGGACTTACCGCGCTGGTCGCCCTGTCCCTTCATCGCGATGACCGGAAGCTCGACGGTGGTGCCGAGCATCCGCTGCTCGCGCTTCTCGACCGTACCACCGCACCACTTCGCGACGTCATTGATGTTCTCGAGCGTCACCTGCTCGAAGTCGACCGGGAACTGCTTGCGAACTGCGTGCTTGATCTCCAGCATTGTTCCTGCCTTCACGAAGGTGAGATTGTGGGAGGGTGTTTGATGATCTCGAACGTTCCGTCGTGAAATCGGACAATCGTGTTTCCGATTTGAGCACGTTGAACGCCGGTCACCGTGGGGACATTCAAGCCGGGGCGTTTCTCCCCAGTGATCGCGTCGAATTGGTCAACTGTCATTCCCCCACACCACTGAGCGAGTTCCTCAATGTTGTTGGCGGTGACATTTCTCGCTTCGGCGCTCATCAGGTTAGCTCATATTCGCCGTCGATGTAGTCCTTCGGGCCTTCGATCGCACGACGGCCCGATTCGCGATTCTCCTCGACGTAATTGGTCCACTTGAGCTGGAGGTAGTCCTCTTCGATCTTGACGAAGAGGGTGCCCAAGTAGGCCTTGATTCCTGACTTGTTGTTCACTGCCCAAGGATACGGATTCAGTGTGGCATCCGCGGTCTCGATGTCGACCCAGTCGAGCATCTCGACTTCCTTCTCGCCGAGATACGTGATCCCTTTCGAGGTCACTAGCCCGATCTTCGGCGGCCTGTTCCTGTACGAGACCGCGACCTGAATGTACGCCTGCGGAGGCTCGCCGTCGTCGCGCTCCTTGAGATGCTTGACGTTCCACCCGTCCGCCAGCATCTTCTCAGCCAACTCAGGCTCGAGGAAAATCGCGAAGTTGCGATCGCCCGCCCGATTGTAGACGTCCTCCTTGCCCTCGAAATTGCGGAACGCGATCGTCACGTCCTCGAGAGTGAGGTTTTTGTCATTCCTGGCCATCAACGCTCCTTCTTATATTTGCACTGTATCTGGAAGGAGCCATCTGGAGCTTCAGAGACTGCAGTGATGGTTCCACCGACCATCTCCTTCAATACATCGACATCCATCTGAGTATTGAAGTTGAACGCCAGCTGATCCAGGTTATCGCTTCGCGCTTGCTCGAATTTCAATTCAACTTCGACTCGTACAGGAGTCCCGTTGTCTCGATGAACACCGTCGAGTACGAAATGTCCCCTGGTGAAATCATACTCGCTTTCGTCGAGAATGGCGAGATGGGTGTCGAGAACATTGATGAATTCTCTTACATTTTCAGTGTCTCGTCGAACCATTCAGTCCTCCCCGCGAACGACAGTCTTGCCGTCGTCCTTAGTGGCAGCCTGCCACAGTTCTTCCGCCAATCTCTTGGCGCTCTCAATGTCGTCCGGAGTGGTCATCAGAGAACCAATCCTTTCAGAACGCCAGTAACGGTCATGTCCTGGCCCTTGTGGCACCCCTTGCCGATGAAATGCGTTCCGTCTATCTCTTCTCGGTACTCGGTGATGAGAATATACGGACTGGTGTCAGGCGGAGCGAGCGTCACGTTCTCATCCGGGAAGAGATAGCCGACGAGTCTTCCTGATTCGGTCCTGAGCTCACGCATCTTGTCGATGTTGAGCCGGTCCGCCTCCGGCGTCATGGCCGTCAGGGAAGTGGCGATGCTCTTCAGGCTTCGCGAGATCTCCTCGAGAGCCTTGGCCATGCGATTCTGCTCAGGAATCGACATCTATATCATTCTCCTTCGCAATTCGTCGCAAATGCTCCTTTGCACGAGCAATGTTTTCTTGCACCTCAGGATCGTCCAGCGGATCTGGATACGTGCTGGATTCGTTGCTCATGCCACGAACTCGTCGTACGAGCCGAACTTCTCGATCGTGGCCTTGGCTTCTTCCGCAAGCTTCTCGAAGTAACTCATGTCGATCTCGAGATCGAGACCCATTTGATTCGCCATGTCGGATTCGACCCAGAAGTAACCCTTGGTTCCTCCGACGGCGTATTCCTTGCCCTCATAGACACGAAGGAGACATCCCCCCACGCCCGAGGCTTCGGTCACAGGTACAAAGCGTCCAGTCCTCCCAACAAAGTGCGGTCCGGACGGGAACTTGAGGACCATGTGTCCCTTTGAGACTTGCTTCGTCTCTGCCAAGTCGGTCCGCAGGATCGGGTCCCCATCGAACAACGTCTTGAAGACGTAGGGGACCCGGAACTGCGCCCCGATCGCCGTCCATTTCTCGTCGTCACCCACCTTCGACTTGGCGATGTACACGGCATCGTTCACGAGACAGAACTTCTGATAGGTATTCTCGTGCTCGAATGTGTATCCGTATTTGTCTCCGAACGCGAAGACCATGTCGATGATCTCCTCGTCGGCATTCGCGATCTTGATCGAGTCGGTCTTTATGTGCACGACCTTGTAGCCCAGTTCCTGAACAGCGTGCTTGAGCTCAATCATGAACAAGGCGCCACGCTTGGCCGCAATGTTGTCCTTGTTGCGCTTGTCTCGGAACGGAGAATCGAACGTCGCCGAGGTCAAGCCGTACACGATGTTGATCACGATCTTCAGCGCGTACGACAGAGATTTCGCCTGGCTTTCATCCTCGAGATACGGCGCCAGTTTGCCGTCGAGCATTGTTCGCGCAGTCGTGTAATCACGGTGCTTGATCGCGAGTCGAGCGTCCAGCAGATCCTTGTAGTTTTTCGTGTATCGATCGCCGAACATATTCATCTTGATGATGGACGTCGGGTGCATCGATGCCACATCGAGAAGCGCGACATTCTCATACATCCCGGGTTCCGCGTAGACATATCCGCCTTCACCGACCTCTTCCCCCATGTAGGTGCTCTTGCCGGCATCGTACTCGTAGCCGGGGAACTCCTCGGATAGATCGGTGTAGACGAATGATGTTTGCGGATTCCTGTCGCCTTCAAAGATGATCTTGGCAGTGTGACTGGCGGTAGGATCGTTGACCGTCAGACCGCTGAGTTCCGCCAAGATCTGGCGGGCCACGAAGTCCTGTTCACGATCCTCGAACACGGCTTCGGTGGCGTTCACATCGTTGACGCAGTATTCCACGACCTTGGGCCAGAGCTCTTCCGGAACCGGCTGATCCCACGGGTGATCCATCTCCATGTGCGGGAGGCCGAGGTCGATTTCGAACTTCTTCAGAGACTTCTTCTCGCTCGAGAAGTCCCAGATATCAGTGTAGGACAGACTGTATGCGGCAGCGAACGACGCCCCACTGCGGTTCTGCATGAGGCGCTGACTTAGGTCGTACAGCTGCTCGTTGTCGAAACCGAGATAGCGGGCGTAGCAAATGTGGTTGTCGTACCTGCGATTGAAGAATCCGACCAGCTTGAGCTTGAGCAACATTTCCATATCCTGCGGAGCAGGATTGATCATGCGCACAACGTTGTCGGAACCGCGGTATTTCCAGCAAACCACGAAGAGATTGGGAAAGACCTCAACGTCGAAGAAGACGATCGGTTGATCCGCATCGGCGTTCTGCGACAAGCGAGGATCTGGGATGGCGCCAGGTACGGCCTCACTGGAGAAACGCATCCTCTGTACGACCTTGAGGCACGCAAGGGCGTGATTCGTACTGTTGTTGGCGAAAGCCACAATCTTGGGCCGGAGGTCTGTGACGTCGTAGTTGAGTCCAGAAGCGTACGCGTCTTCCAGAATCTTGGCGATGAAGTCGATCGATGGTTTCGTACCGGGATGAATTTCCTTTCGGAAGTTGCGTGCGATGAGGTCGCGCAGACCCTTCTCGCTGCGAATGGTGTCTGCGGCCAGCACGGTTGATTTCTCCTTGAGGGGAAGGCCACTATTGATGGTGGCGATGGGAACCGTATTGCACTTGGTGAGGCGACGCCGTAGTGCAGACTTTCCAGTGAATACCTTGATCTCAATCCCCTCGGAGTACAAACGAGAGAGCTGAGACACATCGCCATCGTAAAGATAATGGAGATGCACACCTTCACTGGACTTGGAGAGCTCGGCATACGTGGGCGGCCATGCGGATGCCGCTTCAAGATTGCGGGCGAGTGCCTTGACACCATTGTCTCCCTTCAAATCGAAATCAATCACGATGTGGTTTTCAGGAACACGAACGTAATGTTCCTTATGTGTGTCGATATCCTTCAGTGTTGTCGTGACTTTCGACCACGAAGTCGATGGAATTCCTTCGGCAGTCGAGAGTTGCGCCGGCTGATCCGCGAGCTCATCGTCCAGAAGCGATACTTTGTCCTCAACGACCAGCGAGAAAACCGTGTCGCTGCGAGTCGTAGTCTTAAATTCAGCCGCATTAAATCCCGAAAAGTAATTGCGAACAGTCTGTCCATCGACCTCTGTCCTGTCCTTGAAGTCATCGAAGTAATTCCGCAGTTCCTCTCGGAACTTGTACTGCGGAATAGGTCGTTCGATGCCCGTAGAACTACAGTATTCTTTGTACATCTCGTAGGCCTGCTTGAGCGTGACCCCGGGATTATATTTGAAGATCTCATAATACGCCTCGACGAAATTGAAGATGATGTCGGTCTGGTACATCATCTGCAGAGGCTTGTACGTATTGTAGTAGTTCTTACCAAATTGGCGGTAGACGTCGAGGCAATGTTGGGCTATAGCTCCCAGTTCGAAATCGATACGGCTCAGCAAAGTATTGTACGTATTCGGAGGAATCAACACGCCCGTGGGATGGATGTCGACCAATCGACGGATGATACCGGATTTGGCGTCGGAGATCTTCACAGGTTGGTTCGTGCCCAAGAAGAGCAGGGCATTGACCCGTCCAGTGTAACTCGATTTGTACTTCTCGTTCATGAGGATTTCCTCGTGAGCGACAATCGAGTTCAGTTTCGTGTTGTCTTCGATCCGGGATAGATCCCCATCGTGCTGAATCGCCACCAAAGGATTTGAGCGAAACGCTTCCGTAGCGAAGCTTCCGTTGTTCGATCCGAGTGCTTTCGCCTCGAACGTGGCTGTGTATCCCTCGAACAGCTTCTCGACTATCGACATCACAGTACTCTTGCCAGTACCAGGCATACCATAGAAGACGAAGAACTTCTGTATCTTCTTCGAATCCCCCGAGACGATCGAGCCAATCGCCCATTCGATTTTCCTCCTCTCTTCCACCGAGTAGAGTGTGCCCACCAATTCATCCCATGCGGAATGATCCCCTGGCGCCAGGGAATACGGTAGACGCTTGCTGACGTGGTCTGATCTCTTGACTACTTGATCGGCGAAAGTGAGGTGTTCGTCCAACTGACGAGAGTTGTCGCCAATGTTGTTGACGAACTGTCTATATCCAATCCATGATTTGCTCTTGAAGTTGCGCATCGTGAGAATAGATGCACCGGGGGCTTTTTCCTCAGCGTACTTCTGCAGTTCTGCGTCGACGAGACGAGCGACGTCATACTCGTCCGTCGACCACAAACCCGCTTCTTCGTCCCAGATCGCATAGAATGCATGACCACGCACCATCAGATCCTGGGATTTTCCTACCACAAAGTTGGGGGAGAGAATAAGACCTCCGTCTTTTTTCTCTTCTATTTGCGGCGTATAGAAGTCCATCCAACCCCCTTACGAATCTTGCAGCAAGTATTCGTTCAGTTGGTACCAGATTTCGACCTTACGTTGGTCCTTGTCGGTGGAACGAAGAGGGAAGAGGCCGCCAGTTCCATCACAATCGTACGTCCGCCACATCACCGCGGACGTACGAGCCTCTACATCCTCTTCCAAGAAATTGCTACGATCATTGTGACCCAGAAGCCCTAGGTTTCCAATGAGGTGCCAGAACCAGTATGTCGTGTCGTACTCGGTCAAGAAATCGAGTCGACGCGCTAGTCCGATTAACATCTCCAGGAAAGAACAACCGAGCTCCACCCAGTTTTGATCCACGCGAACATCCACTAGCTGAGCCCATTCGAAGCGGAGTTCGCGCCCATCTTCTGCTCTGTTGTCATCGTTTGGAACGAACCAGGTGAACTCTGTTTTGAAAAGCACCCGGAACAAGTTCCAATACGTATCAGGGCCCTTACGGGTCTTGACGTCCGCTACCAAGCTGTACAGCCAATGCAGGTATTGGTCGTCAAGAGTCCCGGGGGTCACTATCTACCTCGGCCACTGGGGGGCTGTGGCTGGTCCTCCTCAATTCCGAGAACTTCCTGCTTGTACGAACCCCCGTGGCGCACGACCTCGAATTCCTGTTCCATTCGAGGATTGCGAATGTGCACGACATTGTCGTCGCTTGATCCTTCGCCGAAACGATCGAGATTCTGATACCCGACAGTGCTCTCGATGTCCTCGACAAGATTATCGACTTCGTCTGCGATGGACATGTCGACTGGGTAATAAGTCAACGTGCTTTGGGTCCATCCGGTCGCGTTCTCGATGAACTCTTCCTGAGAAATGACGTGGGGTCTGTCGGACACATTGGTCGTCGTACGATCGACGTCATTGGGCGGGAACATCGGTTCCGGAGCTTCGTCCGTACTGGAGAACTGCGTCTCGCCGAACGGCCCAGCGTGCCTGGGTGCGTATTCCGACGCGACGATCTTGTGGTACGCCGTCCTCTGTTCGCTCTTTTCGGCAGGATCCTCTTCGGGCTGTTCGCCGGACTCGACATTCTCGCCAATCAGCGCCGCTGCTGCTTCCTGCGGAGTGGCGAATTTCTGCTTGTCGGTAACGACCTTCTCGTAGTACGTGGTCGCTGCGTCGATTTCCCTACACAGCCTCTCCTCGAAGTCGACGGAGAGGCGATCGTACGCGATTTTGTAGCCGAG